GTGCTGGTAGGGCTGGACGAAGTTGAAGTAGCTGCCCTCACGCTCCGTGAAACGGTCCTGGCCGTTGAGCTGGATCTTGGCGACCGCCGTGGGGTTGCCGAGCTGCGCATCCGTGTAGCGCCAAGGCGAGTTCAGCGCCGAGTTGCAGTCATTGTAGCTGGGGTTCTGGACGACCCAGATGAGCTCCTTGCAGGGATGGTTGAACGAGAGCTGGATCTTGTTCGACGTGGAGGTAACCGACTCCGTGCCCGTAAACTGGAGCTGCTCAATGAGGTACTCGTGCGCAACCTGCGCGAAGCGGCGGCGCTCCTCCGTGTCGAGGTAGATATAATCGACGTAGAGCGAGCAGGCGACCAGGCCCTGGTTGGCAACCGAGTTGAGGACCTTCTGCACGCTGTTGAAGTCCGACGCCGGCGCATCGCCGAGCGCGATGTTGCAGAGGTACTGGAGGTTCTCGAACTCGACATTGATCTTCACCTCGTGGTACTGGAGCGCAATCAGAGGGAGCGCGAGGCCCGTGTGGCGATTGAACCAGAACTCCAGAGGGATGTACAGCGTCTGCTCAGGGATGCAGCCGTTGATCGAGCCAGGCTGCTCAAAGCCATGGATGACCGTGTCGGCCGCGAGCGCGCAGTCGTCGCCGAAGTTGGCGAGCGTAGGGTTGAGGCACGCGAGCGACGCCGCATCCGACGCCGTGAGCTCCGTGCTGCACGCGTTGCAGCTGGCGTCCGGCGTAAGAACCGCGCCACCATAGCCATTCACCATGTTGAGGTAGGCGAGCTGCTTGCCCGTGGGGAGCGTGAGCTCGTTCCAGATGTGGAGCCACTCACCATAGTGCTTGTCGATCTGCTGGCCACCGATCTCAACATAGACGTTGTTGATCATGTACTGGCCGAGGTACGGGACCCACGAGAAGGAGTTATCCGTACCAACAACGCCCTGGTCAATCGCAGGGAGCGTGACCTGGACATAGACGCGCGTGATAAGATCGCCGTTGCGGCTGATCGTGCATTGGACACGCTTGCCGAAGTTGCCGACACCGTTGAATGTCTGCTCGATCGACTCCATCGCGAAGTTCGAGTGGCGGCGGTAAAGCTGCTTGAAAAAGGTAACCTGCGGGTTCGCCGTAAGGTATACGTCTTGGGCGCCATAGGCGACGAGCTGCATGAGACCACCGGAAACCATTGCTTATACTTTACGGATCTAAAATTTTTTGGCCCAACCCGGGGATCCGGGAAGGCTCCCTTAGTTGGAATAGGCCAGGCCGCCCATACCCGCCATGATACGAAGTACGTTATAATTTATGGCGTATATGCGGACTTTCGCTGTATTTCCGGCGCCGACGGTATTGTTCGTCACGGTGAGCTGCATCGAGGCCGTATCAATTCTCGAAAAATTACAAGTGCCGCTTGGCTGATGATCTTCTGGATTCAGTGCGAATGAATATACGTTGATACCTACAGCTGGAATATTCGTATGATGCTGAAACGGCTGTACCAGATTGAAATAGCGGCCTTCGCGCTGGCTGAACCGATCCTGTCCATTCATCTGAATGTTTGCAACGGCTACTGGATTCCATCCGGCCAGACCCTCAACTGTCGAAATCGAATAGCCTGACTCCAGCGCCGCGCGATCCCAGTAATCCGAATAATTAAACGGCTGCTGTCCTTTCCAAGGATCTATCACAGATGGCGTGCAAGTTACGAATGAATCGCGCTGGACCACCCAGATGATTTCCTTACACGGATGATTAAACGACATTTTGATTCTGTTCGACGCCGATGTGATCTGTTCGTCGCCCGTGAATTGCAACTGCTCAATGAGGTATTCGTGGGCGACCTGTGCGAAACGCCTCCGCTCATCCGTATCCAGATAGATATAATCGACATAGAGCGAAGCAGCAACAAGTCCAGTCGAATTGATGGCATCCAGAATTGACGGATTGTTCGTCCAGATGAGATTTTGAAGTTGATTCATTTCTATCGTTACGCGCACTTCGTGGTACTGTAACGCGATCAGAGGCAGTGCGAGTCCAGCGTGGCGATTAAACCAAAATTGCAGTGGGATGAACAGCGTGTATTCGGGGCAACAACTGCGGGCCTCGGCGCTCGAATGAGGATCGCCGCCGCTAAACTGGTTCGTGCAACCACCGTCCTCACCCACTTTCGTAATAAGATTTGTAAGTTCCGGCACATTGCCAACCATCTCCGCATAGCCGGCCTGTTTGCCCGCCGTGCGGGTGAGTTCGTTCCAGATATGCAGCCAATCTCCGTAATGTTTGTCCATCTGCTGTCCGCCGATTTCGATATACACGTTATTTAAGAGATTGTGTCCGACCCAATTGAGCCAGCGAAACTGGTCTCCCGACGAATCGCTGACAAGCGGATTATTTAAATCGACGGAGGGTAGCGTCACCTGCAGATACATGCGATGAATGAGATCCCCGTTGCGGGAAATCACGCATTGAACTTTTTTGCCGAAATTGGCCACACCGTTGAATGTCTGTTCAACCGCCTCCATCGCAAAATTGGAATGGCGACGATAGAGCTGTTTGAAAAAGGTCACCTGGGGATTCGCCGTCAAATACACATCCTGTGCGCCATAAGCAACGAGCTGCAGCAATGCACCCTGGGTCATTCTCTACACGGGTGGTTTGATTTTAATCATGTTTCTAACGACGCCGGGCAGACCTAAAGCCTACCACTCTGAGATCAACAGAATGTCTATACGGGATGTACTCGTGAGTGACATGATTTCAGAAGGCAAGGCACGCCCCGTCATACGTGCAACGACACTAGAGGCGTATCATCAGCAGAAAATGAAGGAATTTACGGCAACTACACAGTCTGTTTCAGATATTGAAGCAGATCTATTGGATCTCGAGGAAAAACTAGATCTTCTACCGGAATCGGCGACATTTAGCGACGAGTGGCGTCAGCTCAGCGATGCTATTGAAGAACGACGGAAACGGATAAGCGAAATAAATTCAGATGAAAAGCGACTCGATTATTTCTTGGATGTCGGTGGTATGCTGTTCCAGTACTTTGATGCACAGGAGTCGCTCGCAAAGGGCGTCTCTACAGGTATCGCATCCACGCCAATTCGCATGCCGACGAATTCAGTACTAAGCTATTTCACAGAGGCGGTCGAACAGCCGTCTATTCATGATTCCCAACAGTCGCCTGCACCAAGGGCTCAGAAACAGAAGGCAAGTGATATCGATTCGTCTGACGGCCTGAATCGTGATAAGATGTTAGAGAAATATCTCTCTGTTGTGGAACCGTCGGCGATCAAGGGTGGAATCATGCCTGGATCCGGTATTGAGCCTGGATGGGGCTCCTGTCCTGTCTGTGATGTGGAGATGACGTTTTTTCAGAATGAGGCGCTTCTCGGTTGTCCGCGGTGCGGCCATGAGGAGTTTATTCTGGTGGATTCCGAAAAGCCGAGTTACAAGGATCCACCGCGTGAAATCACCTATTTTGCCTACAAAAAGATCAATCATTTCAACGAGTGGCTCGCCCAATTCCAGGCCAAGGAGAATACGGATATTCCTCAGGATATTATCGAGTCTGTCATGCGCGAACTCCGCAAAGAACGGATTTCGGATCCGAAGAAAGTCAAGAAGGAGAAAATCCGCGAGATTTTACAGAAACTTAAATTTGCAAAAATGTACGACCACGTGCAACAGATTAAGAATCGGATTCAGCAGCAGATGACTATGCTCACGTTGTCCAAAGAGATGGAGGAGAAACTTCAGCATATGTTTAAAGAGATTCAGCCCGCGTTCATCAAATACTGCCCCGCAAATCGGTCCAATTTTCTGTCGTATCCGTATGTGCTCTACAAACTCTGTCAGCTTCTAGAAATGGATGAATTTCTGCCGTGCTTTCAGCTCTTGAAGTCGCGGGAGAAGTTGTATCAACAGGACCAGGTATGGCAGAAGATCTGCCAGGAGATGCGATGGGAGTTTATTCGGAGTATTTAGACCCGCGCGGATTTTAAATGAGCATAATAGGATGATAGTTTATATAACTGGTGCTTCCGGTTCTGGAAAGACTACACTTTTGAAACAATCACCTATAAAAGGTTACGATTTAGATGATATTTATGAAAATAATTGGAAAAAACATAAAAAATTAGAGACAGTCAGAAAAGGTGTTAAAAAAGATATTAATATACTATTATCTAAGCATAAAAATATTGTATTTGTTGGACTTGTAGGAAAGGATAATTTAGCATTCACACCTGATGTAGTATATATACTTGTAAGAAAAGACTATGAACAATATTATAGGGATAAAC